TGGCATTTCGTAAGGTATGTTAATTTCTGTATCCATTAGGAAAAATATAAGTTAGCTTCTGCTTCTCTCCTTCTTGTTAAACCTGCTAAGACCTTTCCACCTGCTTTATTCCACTTTAGAAACTCGGCTTTAATTGTCGGGTCTAATGGGTTTATATTAACCTTTTTTAGTAGAGTGCTTGACTTTAAATTTCCCGCACCTAAATTGTAAGTAAACGAAACAAGTGCATCAAATTGACTTTGAGTTAAACTATCTACACACATTGCATCCACTGAACTCTCAAACCCTTTTAAATCATTTATTAAATAGGCAGTAGCTTGCTCAATTGTGCATTTATCACCCATCTTAACTTTCTGTCCATTTGGATAGCGAATAGTTCCCCATCCAATAGTAGGCACGTTTGCAGGGCATAAATAAGCATTGGCATAATAACCCTCAAATGACTTTATTAGGTCAATCCCTTTATTACTAATTTTGGTTATTTTCATTTTTTTTACCTTGAATAGTTGCAAAACCTGCGTAACCAAATAAAGTAGCAGTTACTATAATTAAATCGGTGCTTGTTATTTCCCAATTATATATCCCTTTAAAAAGAAAGTAAGCACTTGCACCCAAAGCAACAACGAACAAAGCGAATCGCTCTAATCTTTTACTACTTAGCCAACTCTTTTTGTCGCTAAATGTAAGTAGCCATTCTCTAACCAACTCTTTAATGGTGTTCATTACGTTCTAAGTGTTTAAGTAGTGCGGTAATTGCGTGAGTTAACTGCCCTTCTTGATTGTTATTTTTATGGATGTTATTAGCTAAAGTTTCAATAGCGACTTCAATCTTATCTATCTTTTTTTCCAATTGGTCTAACTTAGTCCCTTGAACTTGCTCAACTGATTGAATACGGCTCTCATGACTTTGAACCTTATCAAACAAATATTTAGATACTGCACCTAAAAAACTCACCGCTAAACCTGCTATAAATAAAAACACATTAGTTAAATCTGCCATATACGAAGGGTAGTAAAATCATAATTTATAAATTGTCTATATTGAATATTTCCCAAGCTAATTCTTGCTCATTCCATAGGTAATAATTCCCATCATTAGGATAAGGTTCAGGGGCTACCCAAACATTATTTATCAATGCCCATGAATTGAAAGGTTTTGGTTGTATGAAAGTATTTTGTTCTGAAATATAAATATAACCAATGGATATTTGATGTCCATTTATATCTATCCAAGTTCCTTTAAGTTTACTATTTGCCCATTCTGCCGAGCCTTCAATAACTTGAACTACTATATTATTTTGTATTTGCGCTGCTTTCATTTTAGATAGGATAAGAAATTATAACAATACCCGAACCTCCATTACCACCATTTGATGCGCTATAAATATAACTTCCTCCGCCCCCACCCCCTGTATTTGCATTTGCATCTGTGGCGAAAGTAGCACCAAATTTTTCTCCATTACCTCCGCCTCCATTGCCTCCTAACCCTCTATTTGTTCCATTTACTGCACCTCCACCGCCACCTGCGTAGTAAGTAGCTGAACCACTTATGGATTTAGAAATACCTATACCGCCTGCGCCTCCGTTATTTGTAGCACCATTAGCACCTGCCGCACCTGCGCCACCGCCTCCTGACCCTGCTAAATATCCGTTATTATTAAATCCGCCTGCATTACCTTGCCCACTTGTGGCGCTTCCTCCTGCGCTGCTTTGTCCTGTCCCTCCGCCACCTGAACCTCCATCTTTACCATTGTCAGATGTTTGAACACCCCCACGACCTCCACCTATTGCAGTATCTCCGCCAAATGATGAATTAGAACCGTTTGTATTGCCTCCTGAATTAGATGTAGCTTTTTGACCTCCAGAACCTACAACAGCAGGATATACACCCGTAGAAACTAATTTAGCAGCGTTGTAAATTAATCCACCTGCACCGCCACCGCCCCCTGCATAAACACCCCCACCTCCACCGCCTGCAACTATTAAAACTTCTACTTCTGCGCTACCGCTTACTACTTCAAAATCTCCACTACTTGTAAAGGTGTGTATACGAAAACCGCCTACTTCTGTAATAGTTCCGCCCGTAGCAACGAAAGGGACTACACCACTCTTAAATTTATTAAAAATTGTTCCTATACCGATTCCAGGTAATCTCATATTAAGCTAAATAACAAATTACTGAACCACTTGCTAAAGTAAAGGCGGTAATTTCTGCATTACCCGCATCGGCAGGTAAATATGAACCTGCTTTAATTGTTACGCCTGTCAAACCTTTAGTAGTCATTGCATTTGTTCCATTGATAGCGAAGGCAGTAAATACCGCATCTTCGTTAACTACAATAGCTGCAATTCTTTTTCCCGTTTGTGCTGCGGTTGTACTTACTACATAAAACCCGCCTTGTCCGCTTATTCTATCAATTCCGTTCATAATCTTTTTAATAAAATAGATTTTTAATTAGTTTTTGTTTATTGAGGTATCTGACATCTATCCCTTGTTTGGGCGAGTTCAAATATTAAAGTCATCTTCCATCCATTCACTACATCTTGATAGGCTTCTCTTAATGGCTCTAAGACTATGTTTGGTTGAACGTAGAAGTAATCCATGTAAGTTGGGTTTGTTAACGCTGCGTAAATATCTTGAGAAATACTAAGGGTATCACTTAAAGTATCTCGCTCATTTGATTGGTCGGCTTTCTGAATATCCATTACAAGGATTTCCATATTAACAAATAGAGTTTTCTCCCCTATCGTAGAGGTTAAAACATTAGCCCAAACAAGCGGATAAAGTTGTTGCTCACTTGCTGAAATATCAAATGTTTCTCCAAACTCAAACTGACTTATTTGAGCGTGGTTGCTGCAAATCGTTGTTAGGTCGTTTATTATCTGATTGAGGGTGTAAAATTGCATTTGATTTTAAAAATTTAGTAAGTTTATCTAAGTTCTTTTTGTGGACTCCTTTTTTCATATTTAGCAAAATGTACATTTTTCACGAACCATTTTAGGACTCATTGGAATATTTTGGAAATTGTACTGACCTCTGCAACAAGCCTCATCTTCTAAAACCATCCCTGATGTGTAGTTATTCATCTTGGCAAAAATAGTGTCTATCCCTACGTTTGTTTGATTTAAGTATAGTGGGTAGGTAGTGTTATTCTCCATTAAAAAAAGAGTCAATCTCTGTGCGTACCATTCAGCCTTATTCTTTGATTCATTTCGGATATACTGAATCTCATCAATACTTGCAGGGTTCATGTTATCTGCATTTTGAACTCCTACTGCTTTATTAAAGTACTTATAGTTTATGTTCATTGGTAATTCATAGCGAGTATACCAAATCATTGTGGGTATAATGTAATCGTCTAATAAAGTCTTGTCATCATTAGTCAAAGTTGAATTCCTAACTTTATCTTGTAGGTCGTTATATAGTGAAGTCCCCAAGATTGGTAGTATAAAAAAGTTTTGGACATCGTAGATAGTAGGTGTAATTACCTTTGCATCTACATTGTCGTTTACTATACTATTTTCTTTTAGAGTGGCTTCACTCAAAAACATTACTTTAGTTGCCATTATTTTACTTTTTTAACTAATTCTTGTTGAAATACGTGTCTACAATAAGGCACATTAACATCCTTAATGGGGTCATGATACCATCCACCCCTCATTTTAAACGCATCATAGTTAGGTATTCCGTAGATTTGACCTAATTCTTCGCTGATATTGTCTATATCTTCCCTACTGAAATAGCGTGGGTTCTCAATCATAGCCTTACAGAATGAACGAGATTCACCACCTGGCAATAAAGCGGGTGCATCTGGGCGGATAACATAGCGATAACGAATATATAATTCCTCGAAAGTCGGTATCTTTAAATCTAAACCTTTATTTGTTAGCTTTAAATTCTCATCTAATAACCCGTCACCTATCAAAGTTTCTATTGAAGATTCGATTTTAGTTTTATCGACCTTCATAATATCTACTAAACTTTCAATAGTTGTTTCGGGTGATTTGCGAAGGATGTCTAAAATACCTTGTTCTAATTTACTGATAAAATCTTCTTTGCTAAACATAAACTTCTTATGTTTAATACTTACGAAATTTTCAATAGGTTCACCATATTTTGAAAATACTTGATAATCTATTTCATCATCTGCAAACTCGTGTCTACATGATTTAAATTGAGCGGGTGCAGGTGTTTCGGTAGGGATAACATTTCCACCAACTACGGGCGGTTTGTTTACTATACTTCTAATCTCATCCGCAGTCAATGAAGATAAAACTTTATTTGCTACCAAAGGACTCAAAGAGTTCAAGTCATCAACAATAGAGTTATTAATGTTAGCTTTCTCTAAAGGTTTGCGACCTATGATTTCCCTCATTTCATCTTTAGTTAAAATACTCATTAAAGTAACTTCACTAAATGAAGGCATGATAGGCTCGATAGGTTTAATTTTTAACTTACCTTTTACGGGTGCAAAGTAATCGTAAACCATCGCTTGTATATCTTGGCGAGGTGTAACG